CGCGGCGTCCTCCGGTACGGTGCGGGTGTTTCCGTTGAGCCACAGCCTGCCGTCCGCCCCCAGGAAGTACAGCTCCGTGTCCCACCCGAAGCCCACGGCCTCCAGGCTGTCCTCCTTGTGCCACACGCCCTTTTGGGTGTCGTAGACAAAGAGGGTGTGCGCGCCTGTGCCGTCCTCCAGGGAGACGTAATACTTCACCCCGTCGCTGCCCGCCACGCCGTTGCGGTAGCGGTCTGTCCCGAAGGGGGCGGCGACGCTCTGCGGGATACCGCCGGAGTAGGCCACCACCCCCACCCGGCTCAGATAGTACAGCGTCTCCCCCGCAATGGCGAGACTGGCATGGCTGCCCGCCTCCACCCCCAGGGACGCGCTGCTCATTACCTGGAAGTTGCTGGGCTTGTCCCCGTAGACCTTGTAAATCTGTTCCTCTTTGAAGAACACCGGGTAGCCCCGATAGGCAAAGCACCCGGTAAAGTCCCCGGCGCTGCCCACGTCCACCGCGTAGGAATCGGTGCTCACTCCGTCGAACACATTCCAGTTGAAGGGATCGCCCAGCTTGGAGGCGTAGATGGTGTCGCCCTTGCAGCCCCACAGGCGGTTCTCGTTCTCGCACAGGAAGTCCAGCTCGGGCACCTCCCGCCTGACCGTCAGCTCCTCCGTGTCGCCGCCCTTGTTGATGGTGAAGGAGTTTTCATAGAATCGCAGATTGTCCCCATCAATCTCCCGGATGACAATGGTCTGGTTGTTGCTCTCGTGGGTCTTTGCCCCGGATATGGTCACCGCGTCCCCCACCTTGAAGATGGAATCCCAGTCGGCCCCGGAGGCGTAGATGGTGTTGGCCTCGGCCTCCTCTTCCGCGTAGGTGCCGTCCTGAATCTTCGCGCTCCCGCTCCAGCCCGCCTCCAGGCTGCCGAACTCCCCCGTCAGGCGGTTGTAATACGCCTTGTCGGGCAGGATGATGATGTAGGCCCCCAGGGCGGCAAACTGCTTGCGCCCGTCCGCAACGTCGCCCTTTTTCTCTCCCCCGGCGTAGAAGACCGTGCCGTCCACCCAGTACAGCCCGTCCTTTGCATACAGGCCGTTGGGCTTTGCCAGGGTCTCCACCAGATACCGGGGCCGCCGTGCGGAGAGCAGCGGGGCGAGGTCGCTGGTCAGGTTCTTCATGTCCCAAAGCGTCCCGTCTCCGGCGGCCAGCCGGTGGTCATAGCCTCCGAAGCGGGTCTGCCCATACTTGCGGATGCCGTCGGCGTGTACCATATCCGGGAGCATGCTCACTCCTCCTTCGCGTCCCCGCCGGGCTCCGTATCGCCGGACTGCTGGGAAGCCATCAGCTCCAGGGCCCGGCGCAGCGCCATCCGGCAGGCCGCGACCACGTCCACCGCGTCGCCCCGCACCGGAAGGGCCGCCAGCAAATTGTAGGCGTTATTGATTTCGTTCCGCGCGTCGTTCATACTTGTGCCTCCTTAGTCAAATTGAATTGAGAGAGTCCATCAGATCCAGGAAAATGCTCGCCCGCATCAGGTCGCCCCTGGCCGGGGCGCGGGGGGTAGAAACGGGCGGGTCCATCGCCCGGATCGCGTAGACCGCGTGCTCCACGATTTCAGCGGTAATCGGGTCTCCGGAATAGGCCCGTTCAAAGGCCCCGTACTCCGGCAGCCCGACATAAAGCCTGAAATCGTTGATTCGGTTACAGAACTGGTTCCACTCATAGGCGGAGATCCGCACCGGACGCCCGGCCTGGATCACAGAAGACCAGTCCCAGTCGTCCGGCCTCTGCGCCGCCGGGCTTTCCACCGTAACCGTACCGGAACCGGCCGGCCAGTACGTTCCATCCTTAACCCGCGTGTAGCCCCAAAAATCGTAGGTACCGGGGTCGTAGCCCACCCACCGCCGGGTTGTGGAGGTGGAGCCCCCGGAGGCGGGGGCCCGCACACTGTCCACTACACCTGAAATACTGCTGGATGAGTGCGTAAACTGATACTTTGTGATGCCAGCCTCCACATAGCCGTTGGCCTGGTTAAAGGCAGAGCCCAGCCCCGTAATCCTCCAGCCAAACTCTTCCTCACCGCCGCTCAGACTCAAACTTGCCATACTTCCGCCTCCTATGCGAACACGGCTTCCACGTCCAGCCCGTGCACATTTGCGTTGCTGAAATCGACGCTGCCGCGTACAGTGGTGGACAGAAAATCCCACGTCGCCAAAGCGCCCGCAGGGGAGGAGAAATCGACGTATGGGGCGCTGCCTGCGAAATAGGAAATCTCCAGCATGTGGTATAGACTACCGTTATACTGACCATACATATTGAAGCTGCCGCCGCCCGCCGCCTGCGGGTATACGCTGAACTCATTGGCCTTGATGGTGGGGCTTCGGATCTCCGTGGAATCAATGTAAGTCGATTTGATGTAATTGGGCAGCCGGTTTTTGTCGGCGATATCATAGGCATCCTGCGCGGTCTGCTCCACATGATCGAAGTCGTCCTGCAACCGGGAGCTGAAATCGTTGAATGTGATATGCCCGGACAGGTTCAGGTTTGTGGCGTCAATCTGTCCGCCGTCGATGGTGAGGGTGTCCCCTCTGGCGTTGGTGATGGTCACCCCATTGGGGGCGATGCGCAGGGTTTGGCTTAGACCGGTCTCAAGGTCGCTGACCGACTGCGTGATGCCGTTCACGGTTACCGTGATGCGGGACAGGTCTCCCTCCGCGTTTGTCAACCGCACCTCCAGCGCCTTGGACGACTGCTGCAATGTGGAGACGTTCCCCTCCAGGTCGCTCACCTGGCTGGTCAAACTGGTGGAGGTTTGCTGTAGAACCGAAATGTTTCCCTCCGCATCCGTCATGCGGGAAATCAACTGCTCCGCGGTCACCGTCAGAGAGGACAGGTTTCCCTCCACGTCCTTGAGCTGGATATAAACCGGCTCCGTAATCAGGCCCGCAATCTCCTGAAAGGCGGTGTCGTTGAAGTTTTCCCGCCCAAGATTCGCCATTGAGTAGCGAAGCTGCTCCAGCAGCATGTATAGGTAATCGCTCACCATGCGGAACTTCTCATCCGTGCTCTGGTTCCCCATTAAATCCGGGAAACCGGTGTCAGCATTCAGCAGATTACTCGGCATTTGAACCACCCTCCGTTCTATCCGGCGGCTCAGTGGGCAGTTGTTTCAGTGCCTCCACCAGTTTTGCCGCCATCCCATTCCCACCCAACTCCTTGTAGGCATTGTACATGTCCAGCACGTTCTCCATCCCATAAATCGGGATATAACGTTGCTCGGAGTAGTGGTTGTACTCGGCAATGATTTCGCGCCTTAGCAGGGCCTGTACCCCATTCATAAGGGCATCGCTCTTCTGGTTGTCAGATTTGATGCGCTTCCGCTCTCGGGCCGCCGCAGCCTCGATGATCGCCACCAGAACCACGGCAGCCCCGGAAATCAGTGGGCCTACCCACTCCATGGGCATCAGCCCTCCTTAGTCAACTGCTTATAGACCTGATTGATACCAGTGGCCGCAAGGCCGGAGACGATGCCAACGGCGGCGGCGGTCAAATAGTCCGAGGCTGGAAACTCTGGCATGATAAACATGCCGAGGATGCCAAGCGCCGCGCCAAACGCACCGCAGATGATGGGAATCCACTTGTTGTCCAGGCCGGTGGCCTTGACCAACTGCCCGACCAGGAAGCAGATCACAGTGATAACCGCCACTCCGGTGATGCCCAAAGAAGAAATGTCCATGCTATGTACCTCCATCAAATCAGATTAAGCCTGTCCAGCACGACGGCCAGCTCCTGTCTGGTTACAGGGTCTTCGGGTCGGGTACCGTCCAGGATACCGGCCTCTTTCGCGGCCTGCCACGCTTCGTCGCGCTCCTGTTCCCAATCGCTCACAGGTTCATCCTTCTTCCAGTTCACGTTAAGATAAGTGCAGATGCCCTTTGCGGTGGCCTCGGCCAGTTTGTCCCGGTACTTGGTATCTTTGAGATACTCCACGTCGGTCTTATTGGTATGGAAGCCGTACTCAATGAGTGCGGCGGGGGCGTCCGTCTTGGCGAGCACGGTATACATCTCGTGCTTAATGGGTTCGCTCCGCAGAGACACCCCGGCGGCGTGAAAGGCGTTGACCAGGCCGGAGGCCAGCACATTGCGCTGTGCCGTCATGGGCCCGGCGCTGGTGTAGATCTCCAGCCCGGACGCGCTCGACCAGCCCCCCTCCCCGGCGGCGTTGGTGTGGATGCTCACAAAGCAGTCCGGC